ACTGCTGCAACGACTTTCTGCCCATCTCTTGGCGAAAACGTACTAACTTCTGGCTACCCAGGTAACTGCCCAGGGGCGGTAACAACGACTACTACTACTACTGCTGCAACGACTTTCTGCCCATCTCTTGGCGAAAACGTACTAACTTCTGGCTACCCAGGTAACTGCCCAGGGGCGGTAACAACGACTACTACGACTCCAGTTACTACGACTACTACGACTCCAGTTACTACGACTACTACTACTGCTGCAAGCACGACTACTACTACTGCTGCAAGCACGACTACCGCCACAGAAACTTGTTCAGATGTATATGGTTATGTTTGTAGTGGGTTCTACGCGGCCATCTGTGGCGGAGAGGGGACGTGTCAGTTTGGCGGTTCCGATTGTTTCATTTTCACTATCTGTACATAGTTCTGGTACCCTTACGCTACATAATTGGAGGAATACAACGTGTTAACTATCGATGACATATTATTTACGCCAAACAGGACAGACGTTCTTGAAAGTTACACTGTTCTTATTTTTGGAATAGATGGAATTGTTCAATATTCTTTGACCACATTTGATTGGTTTGCAGATGTTTTAAACGAAACAACAACATTTATTGATAAAACTGACCAATACAATGATGATTTAAAATATGTAGGAATAGTAAACAACGAAGAACTTGTTGAAACCGTTCAAGTCCCTGAGGTGTTGTGGGCGCTTTTGCTAAGCGAGTGCGACATTATGGAACTTGGAAGAGACGCAAGAGTACAAAAAACTCCAGAAGAATTTGGTCCTAATTATTGGGTTTCTGCTGGGTGGTCGTATGTTAAAACTGAAACTGGTTTCGAGTACACGGCACCAGACGGTTGGGTTGCCCCAACCTCTTTGTCTTTGGAAGCAAGAAAAGATTACTACATAAATATAAAAGAAGTTTTAAAAAAAGGCTTAACGGTAAGGCCTGAGCTAACAGATCAGATAACAGAATACTTAGAAACTATTAAAACGCAATTACCAATAATAGAACAACAGATTAAGGATCGTGATGGATAATAACAAGCCCGTTCGCCCTTGGGATCTTTTTAAAGCAAGCCAACCTAGAGTTACCGCGGAGTTTGCCGCTGAACGAATGGCTATATGCAATGGATGTGAGTTTTTAATAAAATTAACTAAGCAGTGCACTAAATGTGGCTGTGTTATGCCTCTTAAAACAAAACTAGAGAACGCGGTTTGCCCTATAGGTAAGTGGTAAACCTGTGAGTTTTATCTTTCAATCCCACTGGCACGGCAAGTTTGGTAACCGAATGCATCAATACGCATACGGCTCAACGTATAAAAAGCTTTACAATTTTGAGTACTTTACGCATTCTGATTGGGAAGGCACCCATCTTTTTAAAAATCAAGATGCAAAAGTAATTGATAATCAAGAACTACGTGAAGCATTAAACAATGGCTCAGTTTTAGGTGCTGACAGGGATAAGTTGGTTTTTAAAGCTTTTCCTGGAATTATTAAAGTAGATCCTATTCAAGCCAATCAAGCGTACCAAAAGCACTTTCAACCAATATTTTTTGACAGCTTGTCCGCGTATAGCGACGCGGTGTTTTCTCCTATGCAAAAAGAACATCTACTTAAAGTATTTGAGTTTTCTGACGAAGTCAAAGAAACAACAGCGTATAAGTACTGGTCGGATCGTGCCGAAACTTACGACATAGCCCATCTTCGAAGAGATGATATTGCAAGCCCAGAGTTTAATAATGCAAACATTCAAGGATATTCTGTTTTATCTAAAAAATCTTATTACGAAGCATTTAAAGAGTACGGGTTTGACCCCGACAAGGTGGAGTGGTGCTCAGACGATTACTTAAACAAATGGCACCCTGACCGTCCATCCGGTCTTAGGATGGGGTGGGGATACCCTTTGGGGGCTCAATACAACCCAGAAGTAGTATTTGATTGGCTAGAAGATTTTTTGCGCCTTTACTTTGCTCGTACGGTATTTAGAGCTAATAGTAGTTTTAGTTGGTGGGCATGTTTTTTATCTCCTACCGCAACGGTTTATAGCCCCGTACTAGACAGTCAGATAATTTACGGCAGAGACGACAAGCTTGAAGAAATTGAGGCACACTTTGTTAAAAGCAATGAGCCTCATTGGATGTATTTGGGCACAGAGAGTCGGTGTATATCAATATGAAAAAAGCATTAGTTTTAGGAGCAGGTGGATTTATTGGTAGCCATTTGGTTAAACGTCTCAAAGAAGACGGGATGTGGGTTAAGGGCGTTGACCTCAAACTACCAGAGCATTGGAAAACTTTTGCAGATGATTTTGTAATTGGCGATTTACGAGATGTTAATGTTGTAGAAGCTACCCTAGACCAAGCATTTGATGAGGTCTACCAACTGGCTGCGGATATGGGTGGGGCTGGCTATATAAACACTGGGGATAATGACGCAGATGTTATGGGCAACTCTATTCTTATAAATGTTAATGTTTTAAAGAGAGCGCAAGAAATAGGTGTTAGTAGCGTGTTCTTTTCATCCACCGCATGCGTTTACCCAGAGTGCAACCAGATGAGCTCTTCCAGCATTAACTGCAAAGAGGACACCGTTTACCCAGCCTCTCCTGATACTGAGTATGGTTGGGAAAAACTATTTAGCGAGCGCCTTTACACTGCTTACAACAAAAATCACGGTATGAAAAACAAAATTGCTCGTTACCATAATGTCTACGGACCTTACGGAACGTGGGACGGGGGCAAAGAAAAAGCTCCTGCTGCCATTTGTCGTAAGGTTGCTACAGCCGCGGATAAGATTGAAATATGGGGCGACGGTAACCAGCACCGATCGTTTCTATACATTGATGAGTGCATACGAGCTACCGTAGAGTTCTACAGAAAGCCTGAGTTCTTTGACCCAATTAACATTGGTTCTGAAAAACACGTGTCAATAAACGAGTTAGTAGACATAGTTTCTTCTATTGCTAATAAGCGGTTAACAAAGAAGCACATTGATGGACCTATAGGTGTACATGCAAGAACTTCAGACAATGCGTTGTTTAAATCTGTAATGGGCTGGGTTGTCGATGAGGATCTTCAAGCTGGTCTTGAAAAAACATATGCTTGGATAAGTGAGCAAGTAGCGCTGACAACACCCTAATCTTCTTAGATACTTGTGCTACGCCCCGATCAGGCGTTTAACCACTCTAGAGAAATAGGTAAATATATGTCAAGTTACGGTGGAACACTTCCCGTAGGTTCAGCCGAGGCAACAGGCGCATACGCCGTAGCCATTGCAGCTCAACTAGGTAGCACTAACAACAACGGTACAGCCACAGATTCTGCTGGCAACCTTCGAATCGATCGTGTATGGGGCAATTTTCCAATGCTTCCAAACGATGAACGCGCTGGCGCGGTATCACCAGCAAACTATGCAGCAAACAGCGCTGGAGACAAGCAGTGGGGCGCGACTACTCGCGTTGCATCAGGCCGTCTAGACGCTGGTCTTGACAACCACGCAAACGTAGAAGCGGGTTGGGCAGGATACCCTTCATACACACCAGCAGTAGGTAGCTACATGGTTACTCAGGCTGTTGGTAACGGTACAACTATCCGTTACGAATCTTTCAACTTCCTAGCAGTAGGCGATGTAGTAAACATCACAAATTGCGGAAACCTCAACCTTTCAGGCGCAACGGTGGCATCAGTAACTCGTGATTTCTTCACAGTAACCAACGGTACAGTTGGAGATGTATTTAACATCAGCGGTAAGGTTGAATCAACTACAGCTCGTACAGCATACGATGGTGCAGGTATTGGCTCAATCAACGTGCCTAACGTAGTCGGTCGTACAATTGCTGTTGCGCTTGACACACTTCGTGACGCAGGATACGAAGCAGCTAACATCACAACTGCATCTGCACACACTCCAGCAGTGTTTACAGTAGCTCTTGCATCTAACGTAGCAACACTAACAACTGGAGATGCCCACGGATACGCTGTTGGCGACTCTGTAGTAATTGCTGGTCTTGTTGACGGTGCAGGTGACGCGTCAACAGATGCTTCTCTAAACGGTACTTACACTCTAATTACTGGAACAACTGGCATCTACTTGCTCTTTGCTAAGACTCTTACAGACATTGTTTATCACGCAGGTTTATCTGGAGTTACAGCTAAGGTATCTGCAAAAGCAGGCACTATTAAAACTCAATCAGTTGCAGCAGGAACAGCCTCTGTTCTTACAACAGCAACAATTACAGTTACACCTTACTTCGCTTCATAATTTCAACACAAACAAAAAGCCCCCGGCTAATAACCGGGGGCTTTTTTGTACCAAATTTTAATTTGGAAACGACTTCAAATAGTTCTCGTACCTTTCTCCATTTTTTTGGCCTGGGTAGATCTTCCAGGAGGACCAGTCTTCTCCGCCTTTAGACATGTGATGCGCTATTTGCGCATTTGTTACGGGGTCAAAGAGATCCGCATTATTTTTAAGGTCAAACTTTTGTAGTCTGTCCTCTCCGAGGCTTCCCAGCATATTGATCTGGAATACCCCGTAGGAGTTATCGCCTGTTGAGCGATCTCCGTTATGGGCTAAGGGGCGACCGTTAGACTCTTTTTTAGCAACTGCGTAGGCGACCTTAAGGGCTTTTCCCTCAAAACCAACCGCACTAAGCAACTTCACTAAATCAGTGTCTGACAGTTTTACCGCTCCTTTAAACTTATCCAAAGGGTTCACTGCAACTTCTTGCTCTACTGTAGGAACTGCGTCTTTCGATCTATCAGCTGCGTTGGCAACTGCAATCGGAATAACTCCTAACAACAGGCCGTACATTACAGGTACTAACCATCGATCTAAGTTTTCTTTTCTGATATTAAGCATTGCTGCTCCTCTCAGTCGGCAAAAGGCGCCTTGTGAGCGCCTCTGTCGTTTCCTACGGTAGCACAAGCCTTACATGGCATACCAATTGGAACTCAAATCTTTATTTATTTGTGTATGAATAGACAAGGTAAAGAGACATACAGTATAAATAGGTTATGTAAATGTGATGTATTTCACACAAATGGTGTCCCCGACTAATTAAGATTGAGATACATAAATGAGCGCACTTGATTGGGCAGGTTTTTCAGCAGCTATAGCAGCAACACTAACAAGCATAGGTCTTTTGCTTAGATGGGTAGTTAAATCTTTTCTTATAGAATTAAAACCTAACGGCGGGGATAGCCTATCTGACAAGATCAGATTAGAAATACTTCCTATTTTGACTGAAATTAAGGTAGATGTTGCTGAAATGAAGGGTCGATTAGACCAACACATTAAAGATAGCAATACGTAATCCTGCTACACTATTGTCAGGGTCACAGGCCCGCGATAAAGGAGAATAATGAAGATTAACGCTAAGTACCAAGCAATGCTTGCATCGTATGCTCGCTCATTTGGAGCAGCACTAATTGCGGTAAACGCAACTGGTAACAACGACATCAAGTCTGCAATTATTGCAGCACTATCTGCAACACTACCTGTAGCCATCCGCGCCATCAATCCAAAGGATCCAGCATTTGGTGTTGCGTCAAAGATAGCAACAGATGTTCTTGCTAAGCTCTCAGAGTCTGCTAAGAAGCCAGTAAAGAAGACAGCTAAGAAGGCTAAGTAGTCATGAAGTGCTCTAACTGCCCTACACCTGCTCTTTATAAGACTAACACCCCTGGCGTTAGCGTCTTTTACTATTGCCGCACCTGCTTACCTAAGCACTTGCACGCAAGAGCAGACGCAGGGCAGTTAGACATTCCTACACCAACAACTGCTGCTCTGGATAAAAAGAAGTCACCTAAAGCAGAAGAAGTAGAGTCTTCAGATGAAGATAACGAGGGTTGATGCGCTTCAAGCGCACCCAGTACCTAAGTCGGTAATGGCTCCTCAAGGACCATTTCCTAGAGAACTGTTTAACGAAAAACCTGTAGTAACTGACTACGAGCCACAGTACGCCGAAGATGGCGGAAACTTTTTAGCGGGGTCAACTTCCCAAAATAACTTTAAAGGATTTAAACTGATGGTCTGTTCTGCCTGCGGAGAGCGAGTGCACGAAAACAAAACAGGCGATCATGATTGCGCATTCTAATGGCTAAACCAGCAAATGGGCTAAGCCGTTTTGATTTACAAAGGCAAGAAGCCGCTAACAAAAAGTTTAACCTTGCTATGCGTATGGCTGAAAAAACAGGGTTTGAGGAGCAAGTAAACGCTCCGTTCACTGATTGGGAAATGAAGCCTGCTAGAGAGCCAGTTGTTACCTATAGAAACCAACCAGCCCCAACTACCAACCCTGACCGTCCACGTGCTTTAAAAATGGCATATAGCCGAGAAGCCCGAAAGTTAGTTGTGAAATTTCGCGACGGTACGTGGTGGGAGTACAATGATATTCCGCTAAGAATGTGGGTTGGTATTAAGTCCAGTGATTCAACAGGCAAGTACCTAAAGTACTCAGGTCTTGATGCTCACGATGATATGGGCCCTTTTGATCCTTCCGATATGCCACCAGAGATAAGGGTTATATTTAATAGCTAATGAGAACATACGGACCACTATACGTAGGAACACTTCAGTACTACCACAGAGACATTCTTCCAATTGTTGAAAAAGGTTGGACTCAGGAGTCAGAGTTGCCATTTAGAAAAGGCACCTGTTTTGTTTTTCGATTTCCTAAGACGTTACCCGGTTTTTACATAGGAGTCTGGGATCCCAAGTCTAAGATGGCGGAATATGACGAAGAGGGCGCAGAGGCTAGACTATCCAAGGCGCTAGGGATACGTGGCATGGGTCTAACCCCAACTGATATCGAGGAGTGGGATGTTTAAGAAAAAAGAAGTTTGGAATAAACCTTTCTCTGAGAAGGTTGCAAAAAGAGTTAAAAATATACCTACTGGTGAACTAACCCTATGGCTTGACCAAGCCATGTTTGATCTAGGTAGATCTATAAACCAATACGAAAGAAGCAAAGAGACAGTGATTTTAGACAACGCTCTTTTGGGAGCCGAGGCAATCCATGCGGTTGTTAACGAACTCCACACTAGAATGACCAAAGTGTAAAACCACTTTATTCATAACTGCTTTACACTAATACCACCCTCACTTCCTTCTCCCCGTGCGGTAACACGAGCTCTGGTATAAAAACCAGAGCTTTGTGTTTTCTCCTACACTTAGGGTTATATGAGCGACATTGAGTTTATTGATGAAGAAGACCTCCTTGATGATGAGGAGCAAGAAAGTGGCCTGCCCGAAGAAGAAGAAGATGACGGTTTAGATGAACTCTCCCGAGAGTTTGTAAATAAGTTAATTGAAAAAACTATGCAGTTTATGGAAGCCCTAGTAGGGCACGACCTGCACCCATACCAAAAGCCTTTAGCAAGACGAATTATTGAATCAGTTTTAATTAATGACGGTGAAGAAATCACAGCGCTTGCTGCTCGTCAGTCAGGTAAGTCAGAGACTGTTGCTAACACAGTCGTTACATTAATGGTGTTATTACCAAGACTTGCTCGTATGTACCCAGACTTACTGGGTAAGTTTAAAGATGGTTTTTGGGTTGGTATGTTTGCACCAGTTGAAGGTCAGGTAGAAACTTTGTTTGGAAGAGCGGTTACGCGTTTAACCAGCGACCGCGCTTTAGAGATACTAAACGATGCTGAGATTGACGATAGCCTCGGTAAGGTTGCAGGTGTTACACGTCAGATTAAACTAAAGAACTCAGGCTCCACGCTATCTATGATGACTGCTAACCCACGTGCAAAGATTGAGTCTAAGTCTTTTCATTTGATTGTTATAGATGAGTGCCAAGAAGCAGATGATTTTGTTGTATCTAAATCAATCTCTCCAATGCTTGCGTACTACTCAGGAACTATGGTTAAGACTGGCACCCCGACTACACACAAGAATAACTTTTACCGTTCTATTCAATTAAACAAGCGCCGACAAACTGGGCGCGGGTCAAAGCAAAACCACATTGAGTGGGATTGGCGAGATGTTGCTAAGTGCAACGTTAATTACGCAAAGTTTATTAAAAAAGAGATGCTACGAATTGGAGAAGACTCTGATGAGTTTCAGATGTCCTACACAAACAAATGGTTGCTTGAACGAGGTATGTTCGTTACTTCAGCCATCATGGATGAGTTAGGTGACACTTCTCAAGAGACTGTTAAGGCTTGGCATAGAACCCCAGTAGTAGTTGGAGTTGACCCCGCTAGAAAACTTGACTCCACTGTTGTAACCGTGGTGTGGGTGGATTGGGATCGACCAGATGAGTTTGGGTACTACGACCACCGGGTTTTGAACTGGTTAGAAATTCAAGGGGACGACTGGGAAGACCAGTACTTTCAAATCGTTAACTTCTTGCACAACTACGATGTACTAGCGGTAGGTGTAGACGCTAACGGTGTTGGTGATGCCGTAGCGCAAAGACTTAAACTTTTATTGCCTAGGGCTGAAGTTCATTCAATTGGAAGCAGTCAGCAAGAACAATCTAAACGTTGGAAGCACTTAAAAGCGTTAATTGATAGACGAATGGTGGGATGGCCATCTCATGCAAAAACCCGCCGTCTTCGTTCTTGGAAGCGTTTTTACCAACAAATGACTGACTTAGAAACTAAGTTTCAGGGCCCCAACTTCCTAGCCCATGCGCCAGATGAAGCCCACGCCCACGATGACTATGCAGATAGTTTAGCCATTGCCTGTGCCCTTACTATGGGCTTAACCATGGTTCAAGCCGAGATGTCTTCTTCCCCATTTTATGGAAGATAATTACGACTTTACTATGAGAACTTTCTAGTAATAATGGATACTTTAAACCGAGGCCTCAACCTTACATAAGGAGTCATAAATGACAATTTCACCAAACCCAAAGTTCCCAGAAATTGCTGACAAAGTTTACGACCGTAAATTTGCAGCAGCTCTTCCAGGACAGCGTGGACCACTACGCTTTGAAGAAGGTATCGCAACCGATACTGATGTTCCACAGCAATTTTCAAAAGGCGCAATGCAGGGATATCAGCCTGCAGCAGGTCGTCCAAACCGTAACGCAAACGTGTTCACTAAGACTGCTGAAGAGACAATGCGTGAACGCGCACACGTCGGTTCTGCAGCTTGGGTAGAAGCACCAGCTAACCTTAGTGAGTTTTCACAAGGCGGATTTGCGGATCACGGTTCAAACGACTTCGAGCGTGTGTTCCGTAGCGGAGCGCATCAAGAAGCCGCTAACCCAGCCGTAGTCCACGACTAAAAACTAAGTAGATTTCTCGCTCCCTGTTTATACGGCGAATACGTTGCAGGGAGCGAGATTCCTATTAAGGAGCATTCATGGCACTGATCTCAGGTAAATCCGTTCAGCAGGGTCCTAAACAGATCCCAGCTAATCCACGCCTCTACAACATGGTTCGTGTTCAAGCGCAGTCTAGGTTTTCAAAAGATTCTCCTGCATCAGCACACTGGATTCATACTAAGTACGGTCAAATGGGTGGGCAATACGTAACTTCTAAAAAAGACATTGATCCTAAAAATAGAGATTATGAAGCAGAGAAGAGAGAAAAAGAAGAAAAGAAGTCCTTACATAAAGTCACTAAAAAAGTTGGCTTAGGACTTATTAAAGGCGATGCGGTTAAGCGATAAAACGCTGTAATATTTTGACTGCTACCATAATCTTCTTAACATATTTTGGGAGGAATTAAGTGAGTTCAATCGACTTCTCACCGCCAAGTTATAGGGCGGCGTCAAGCGACTTAACTATCTCAATTTCTCCGTTAGGTCTTGTAGAGCTAGCCGATGAAGAGTTTGAAGTACACGGGCCACGCCTCAACCGTTACTCAATGAACTGGGCTATGTATCTAGGTCACCACTATTCATACCGCCGTCAAACAGGCGAAAGCCAAATCGCTTTAAACTATTATCGAGCATTTACAGATTTTGTTATTAACTTTACTTTTGGTAAAGGTGTTCAGTTCCGCTCACCAAAAGAAACAGAAGCAATTGTTCCTGACCTACTTGAAAGAATATGGGAAGTAGATAACAACAAAGCTACAGTTCTATGGGAAATTGGTCAGCAAGGCACAGTCTCTGGTGACTGCTTTATCAAGGTTGCTTATGAAGAAGAGTACAAAGATCCCGCTGGTCGATTACATCCCGGTCGTGTCCGTATTTTGCCTCTTAACTCATCTTTTTGTTTTCCAGAGTTTCATCCGCATGACCGCGAGCGCTTAATCCGTTTTAAACTTAAGTACCGTTTTTGGGGGACTTCTCTTGAAGGAACGCGACAAGTATTTACTTACACAGAAATCCTTACGGATGACATCATCGAAGAGTACATCAACGACGAACTCATCGACTCACGCCCTAACCCACTTGGCACTATTCCCGTTGTACACATTCCGAATGTTCGTATTTCTGGCTCTCCTTGGGGCTTGTCTGATTGCAACGATATTATTAGCATTAACCGTACTTATAATGAGGTTGCTACTGACGTTGCCGATATTGTTAACTATCACGCTGCGCCAGTTACAGTCATCATTGGAGCGAAGGCTTCGCAGTTAGAAAAAGGCGCTAACAAGGTATGGGGCGGACTTCCTAAAGAAGCACGTGTTGAAAACCTTGAAGGTGGATCTCAAGGACTAAAGGGCGCTATGGAGTTCATGGCTCTACTAAAGAAGTCAATGCATGAAATGATCGGTGTTCCTGAGACAGCACTTGGTCAAGCACAACCTATCTCAAATACATCAGGCGTCGCACTCGCTATTCAGTTTCAGCCTTTGATGAACCGTTACCACCAAAAAATTATTCAGTACGCAAGAGGTTTAGAGCGCGTTAACGAACTTATTCTTTTGAACTTAGCCGTTAAAGAACCAGAGATGTTTACTTGGAACCCTGCGTTCAACACACCTATTAAAGACGGTCAGGTTTCGCAACTAGACCCTAATGACCCAATTACTTACCGCACTGTTATTCAATTTCCACAACCTCTGCCTTTAGATAAGTTGATTGCCCTCAACGAAGTGCAGTCTATGCTTTCCCTTGGTCTTGAGTCTAAAGAAGGCGCTTTGCGTACGTTAGGTGAAGCCTTCCCTACTGAGAAGCTCAATGAGATTCGTCAAGAACTTATGGATGATGCCAAGGCTGATGGCGCTCTACAGATGGTTAAGAACGCTATTGCTCAAGAAATCATGAGTTTGACTGGAATGATGCCGGGTGCTGATGGCGCTGCGGGACAACCTATTATTGATCCAACCTCGGGTGTACCAGCTGGCGGACAGCCTAACTCCCCAAGTCCAATACTTGATCAAGCCGCGCAGATGACGCAGGCAGGAGAAGCGGGTCTAAGAAACCGCTTAGTAACTGAAGCTTACGGAACACAACTCCCTCAGAGACGTGTCCCGGAAGAGTACGAAAAGTAAGCGTTTACGCTGACATTTCTTGTACTTAATAGAAAAATTAGTACTGCTTAACAATGTTTGGTCATATGTGCTACGAGCCAAGGCTCATTCGTAAAACGACCCCTAGGATGTAAAGGAATAACTATGTCAGAAAGTTTAGAATCAACTGTCGCAGATGCATTTGCAACTGACTCAGCAACTGTCCCAGTAGTAACACTGTCTGGTGTTGACGCACCTACTGCTACTACCGCCGTATCGGATGATGTGAAGAGTAAATTCTACACAGAAGAAGATTTGGCTAAAGTTCGTTCACAGGAAAAAGAGAAGCTATACCCACAGATTGAAAATCTAAAGGAAGAACTTAATTCTCTTAAGAAAGAACGAGAAGAAGAATCTACTCGCAAAGCAACTGACGCGGCTAATTTTGAAGCCGCAGAAGCAGCAAAGGCTAAAGAACTAGCAGAGTCCGAACTTGAGGTTCGTGAACTACTAAAGGTTAAAGAGCAAGAGTGGCAGGAGCAGTTGGACCGTGAACGTCAAGAACGTGAACGAGCCTTCGCCCTACTGGAGCAAGAACGTACTTTCGCAGACCTTCAGAACTACCGCCAAGAGCGGATAGAACAAGAACGAGAAGCAATCATGCCAGAGCTTGTTGATCTTCTAGCGGGTAATACTCGTGAAGAGATTGAAACAAGCATCGCAGGGTTGAAGGATCGCTCACAAAGAATTCTCGAATCAGCGCAGCAAGCTATGCAAACTGCACGTCGAGATATGACGGGGACAAGGGCAACCTTGCCTCCATCCGGACCATTGGAAACTAATACGGCGCAACGTAACTTTACGGCTCAAGAAATTGCAGCCATGTCTGTTCAAGAATACGCACAATATCGAGATAAACTCATGAGCCCTAAAGCTCGCGGGGTAACTCAGGGCATGTTCGGCAACCCTTAATCCACAATCCAACTTAGGAGATACATTTAAATGGCATCTGGAATCACGGGTACCGGCAATCTCGCTGCGGCCCCAACAGCTTACTCAGGTACTAACACACAGCTTACACAAGCAATTCAACAGATCTGGTCAAAGGAAATCCTTTTTCAAGCTCTACCAATTCTTCGCTTCGAGCAATTTGCAGTAAAGAAGACTGAACTTGGTGTTGCACCTGGTCTACAAATTAACTTCATGCGTTACAACAACCTTGGCTTCGCTTCAGCGCTTGTCGAAGGTGTACGTATGCAGACAAATGCGCTTACAGCACAGCAATTCTCAATCACAGTAACAGAGCATGGTTATGCTCTTGCTGTTTCAGAACTATTGCTTAACGCTTCATTTGATGACGTAATGGCTTCAGCCTCACGTCTTCTCGGTCGTAACATGGCTATCTACCTAGATAACCTTTCACGCGACACACTAATGGCTGCATCTTCAACAATTTACGGTGAAGATCGCTCAAACCTAACAGCAGTCAACAACTTCTACGCAGATGGAGTAACAGGTACATCACGTGGCGCTATGGATGGTGCATACAACCTCACAACCCACACAGTTAAGGATGCTGTTGAGACACTATCAACAAAGAACATCCCTCGTTTGGGCGAGACATACGTTGCATTCGTGCACCCACACCAGTCACGTAAACTACGCGACAATCCTGAGTTCATCGAAGTAACAAAGTACGCTGCTCCAGGAAACTTCATGCTAGGTGAGATTGGTCGTCTATACGATTGCGTATTCATCGAAACAACACAGGTTGAAAAAGTTGCTGGTGGCGCTGGTGGAGGCTACACAACTGACACAGCAGTAACACCGACAGTTACACCTGGTGGAGGCTACATCACACCTGCTACAAAGACAGGTAATGGAGATTCAGATCGTTATTCAGCTATCTTCATCGGAGATAACGCATTCGGTCACGCAATCTCACTTCCAGTTGAACTACGCGATGGCGGTATTCTAGACTTCGGTCGTGAGCACGCACTTGCATGGTACTCAATCTTCGGACTTGGTCTAATTACAGATCAGTCTGTTGTTCTTGCAGAAACCAACTAAAAAACTTAATAGTAGAGGGGAGGGGGGCTTAATCGCCTCCCTTCTATTAAACCCAGACAACACATCGGAGGATATTAAAGTGGCTAAAAACCCAACTGACGTAACAGGTCGTAGACGTGATGAACTTGCAGCAGCAAATATTGATGCAATCAATAAGAGCGCTGAAACAATGTCACTCGCTACAGCACAAGCGCAGATCAAGTTAGAAACCGAAGTTATTGATGCAACCAAGCCTAATCGCCCAACAGTAGTTGTGGATAAGGTTACTAAGGTTGGCAGTCAAGATGGAGATACAGTAGAAATTCGCGTCATTGTTGACGTAGAGTCAATGACTCTTGGTGCAGGTAACTCTTACTCGTTTAAAGCGGGGCAGAAGTACCAAGTCACCACAGCTGTTGCGAATCACCTTAAAGAAAAAGGTTATCTCGCAGGAGTAATCTGAGACTAATCTTCAACGTGACGGCGGGTCTTCGGACCCGCTGTTTTCGTTTATAAAGACTTTTATAGTTCACGCGTGGGATTATGTACCTATAGTGTGCCAACAAATAAGGAGCAAGAGTGGCTATTTTATCTGACCTTGTCTCTAGAGTTCGTATGGAACTTGGTGATCTACCCAAAGAGTTCGCCGTAACTTTATCCGGAAACGGCTCTAAAAAAGATTTTGAGTTAAAACTTAAACCTATTGACCCAATCACATTAACTATTACGGTCAATGGAAACCCTGTCCCTACCCCAAATGGGTACACCCTTGAAAAAGACCACGGGATTATTCACTTTGCCACGGCGCCAGCTAACAACGCTGTAATTATTGCCGAAGGTATCCACTACCGATATTTCTCAGATTCTGACCTAGAGATCTACGTTAACACTGCTGTGGGCCAGCACATCCACAACCGAAGCAACAACACTGGTAGCGCCGCAACACTTGCAAACTTGCCCCCTGTTGAAGACTACCCATTAGTTATTCTTTCAGTCATTGAAGCGCTCTGGGCTCTCTCTACAGATGCCGCTTTTGATATTAATATCTTTGCTCCAGACGGTGTGACAATTCCACGTTCTGAGCGCTACCACCAGTTAACTAATATGATTGAAAAGCGTATGGATCAGTATAAGAACTTATCTTCAGCGCTTAATATTGGTTTGTGGCGGATTGAAATTGGAATACTGCGACGCACAAGCCGCATAACTAATAAACTTGTACCTGTTTATGTTCCTCAAGAAATTGATGATAACCGACGCCCAGATCGTGTCTATACTCCAATCGATGTAATGGGTCGCACACCTCCTCCAACTAACGTTGGTATCTATGACATTGTTTTAAACCAAGGAGACTCTTGGTATGCACTCTTTGACTTCCCAGATAACACAGACTTTGATGACTTAGTTTTCAAAGCGCAGGTTAGAACATTTCCAAACTCTCCTGCTATTTGGGCTACTTTTGTTATTACTGTTGAAGATGCCCCAACTAAAAAATTAAGACTGTCACTTCCAAGTGATAAGTCTCGCTACATCCCACGCAGAGCGTTTTGGGATTTACAAGCGGAATCTTTAAGTGACCCAGACTTCCGCCAAACTTATATTCGCGGTCAAGTATTCCTTAGTGAAGAGGTAACTCAGTAACTATGGCCGATGAGATTATTGTTACCCCTTCTGAACCTGTAGTTGTAACTGTACTAGGCGGTTCACAAGGTGTTCAAGGTCCTACTGGACCACAAGGTGCAACGGGCTCCGTCGGAGCAACTGGTGCAACCGGAGCAACTGGATCTACGGGTCCTGCTGGCACATCTGGAAGTTTAGGTTCAACTGGTCCTACTGGCCCAACTGGTACTAGAGGTCCTGCTGGTCCTGTTGGTCCTACAGGTGCAACTGGTTTACAAGGCGCGTCTGTAACAGGCGCTACGGGCGCTACGGGCGTTGCTGGGCCTACTGGTCCCATTGGCTCACAAGGATTAATTGGTGCTACTGGCGCTACTGGAGCAACGGGATCAATTGGACCGCAGGGTGAACTTGGTTTTATTGGTCTAACTGGAGCGCTTGGTCCAACAGGCTCTACTGGAGAAATAGGCGCTACTGGAGCTACTGGCGCAACAGGTCCTATATCAACTGTTGAAGGACCTACAGGTCCGACTGGCTCTACTGGTTTACAAGGCGAGATGGGTGCTGATTCAAATGTAACCGGTCCTACTGGTCCTCTAGGTCCAACAGGAGCGCAGGGTGAACTTGGTCCTACTGGCGACACGGGTTTGACTGGTTCTCAAGGTGAGGTTGGTCCAACAGGAGCGCAGGGTGAACTTGGTCCTACTGGAGCTAAAGGCGATACAGGAAATGCTGCATTTATTTGGGATCCAACAAGAGTTTCACCAAACGGATATGCGCCTGGTGAAATTGTTAACTACTTAGGTAGTTACTACATATGTCTTGCTACTAACGATTCTATTCCACCGGATACATCTATTGGTGTTTACTGGAATCCTTATGCTTTTGTTGGAGAGACTGGACCAGCAGGTTCTGAGGGTTTACAAGGAGATACTGGGCCAACTGGTGCAGCTGGTGCAGCTGGTGCAGCTGGTGCAGCTGGTGCAGCTGGTTCCGTTGGAGAAACTGGTCCGCAAGGACCTACGGGTCCTTTAGGTGAAACTGGTCCAACTGGAGCTAACGGAACTTTTTATGTTTCAGCAACTACTCCCGCGTCTCCTATTGAAGGCGATGTGTGGTTCAACACAAACAACGCACGCAATTATGTTTACTACGATTCATACTGGGTTGAGTGGGCAAGTTCTGACATTGGTCCAACAGGATCAACTGGCCCAACAGGATCAACTGGCCCAACAGGTCCAACTGGCCCAACAGGTCCTATTGGTTTAGATTCAACTGTCGAAGGTCCAACTGGACCTGCGGGTAGTGCTGGACCTACAGGCCCAGAAGGTGAAGTAAGCACGGTCGCCGGACCTACAGGTCCAACTGGTCCTAGTGGACTTACAGGATTCACTGGAGCAACAGGCGCGACTGGACCACAAGGCGTACAAGGCGTTGCAGGTGATGTTGGCGCAAGCGGTGCGACAGGCTCCACAGGCCCAATCGGCGCCACTGGCCCACAGGGCGAGGCTGGCCCAATCGGCGCCACTGGTCCAATCGGTGCAACAGGCTCCACAGGTTCAATCGGTGCAACAGGCCCACAGGGCGAGGCTGGCCCGACTGGTACAACAGGCGCCACTGGTACAACAGGCGCCACTGGTACAACAGGCGCCACTGGTACAACAGGCGCCACTGGTACAACAGGCGCCACTGGCCCAGTCGGTGCCGCTGGCTCTACTGGGGCAGAAGGCCCGACTGGCGCGACTGGACCACAAGGCGTTCAAGGTGTTCAAGGCGTCCAAGGTGACATCGGTGCAACTGGCGCAACTGGCGTTCAAGGTGTTGTTGGTGCAACGGGTGCGACAGGCCCACAAGGCGCCCAAGGTGATGTCGGTGCAACTGGCGCAACTGGCGTTCAGGGTGTTGTTGGTGCAAGTGGCGCAACTGGACCGCAAGGTGTAGCTGGGGATGTTGGTGCAACTGGCGCAACTGGTGCAACAGGACCGCAAGGTGTGACAGGGCCGCAAGGTGTAACTGGTGCAACTGGTGCAACTGGAACCGCTGGCGCAATCGGTGCAACTGGTGCAACAGGACCGCAAGGTATTCAAGGTGTTGTTGGCTCAACAGGCGTTCAAGGTGTTGTTGGTGCAACTGGTGCGACAGGTCCTGCCGGAACTAACGGCGCGGTTGGAGCTACGGGCGCAACAGGTCCAACAGGTGCAGCAGGTATTGACGGTGCTGATAGCACCGTTACAGGTCCGACTGGTGCAACTGGGCCATCGGGTGGTCCGACTGGTCCGACTGGTGCAACTGGGCCATCGGGTGGTCCGACTGGACCACAGGGCGTGCAGGGAATCCAGGGAGACACGGGTGCCACGGGCGCTGCAGCTGCTGGACCATACTTCTCGGGCAACTTAGCAACGGTATTGACTGCAACACTCACCCAAACAATCAACACAGGAATTTATACGGCCTTTGCTTCCGCGCCTGTGTTTGTAACAGTCGGCGCAAATGTAACAGAACTTTCAACTAATACGCCAAGAAGTATAAACATCACGGCGGAAGGTACTTCGATGGTCGTGGCTGCACCTAAGGTGGGTGTTAATTGGAAGCAGCGCACACTGCCAGTCAGTACTGGTTGGTATGGAGTAACCTTCGGCGCTTCCACCTTCGTTGCGGTGGCACTAAGTTCCTCCATCGCTGCAACCTCAGCCGATGGCATAACTTGGACTCAGCGCACACTGCCCACCAGTACTGGTTGGCGCTCAGTAACCTTCGGCGCTTCCACCTTTGTTGCGGTGGCTTCTGGTTCCTCCATCGCTGCAACCTCAGCCGATGGCATAACTTGGACTCAACGCACACTGCCCGTTAGTACTTTTTGGTTTTCAGTAACCTTCGCGGCATCCACCTTTGTTGCGGTGGCATATGGTTCCGCAATCGCTGCAACCTCAACCGATGGCATAACTTGGACGCAGCGCACAATGCCCGTCAGTGCTGGTTGGTATTCAGTAGCCTTCGGCGCTTCCACCTTCGTTGCGGTGGCTTCTGACTCCTCCATCGCTGCAACCTCACCCGATGGCATCACCTGGACGCAGCGCACCTTGCCAGTCTATTCTGTTTGGTCTTCAGTAACCTTCGGCGCATCGACTTTCGTTGCGGTGTCACAAAGTGGCACCATCGCTGCAACCTCAGCCGATGGCATAACTTGGACGCAGCGCACAATGCCCGTCAGTACTACTTGGCGTTCAGTAACCTTCGGCGGGGGCACCTTCGTTGCGGTTGCACTAAATTCCTCCATCGCTGCAACCTCAACCGATGGCATAACTTGGACTCAGCGCACACTGCCCGCTAGTGCTGGTTGGTTTTCAGTAACCTTCGCGGCATCCACCTTTGTT